ACACGCCCGCCCCGAGCTGTTGCACACGGACGGCATCCACCTGACCCAGGACTCCGCCTTACGATCCGACGCTCAGCGGGAACGGCTAGAGCTGTACTGGGACGGTGTACAGCAGTGCGAAGACTTGCTGTGACGCTATGGTTAACGTCATGGGTCAGACCGACGCTGAGCGAGCACGCCGCTACCGCGACCGCAAGCGCGGTGGGCCACCACGTGAGTTGCGGCCGCACGGCACGAGAGCGGCCGTGCGCCGTCATGAGCGAGCGGGAGAGAAGTACTGGCAGGAGGGTGAGGACTTCTGTCAGGAGTGCAGGGATTTCGAGCGAGCTCGTCAGCAGGAGCTGTACGCGAGCCGCAAGGCGGTACGCCGGTTGTTGAACGAGGTGGCGGGTGAAGGCTGACCAGCGGTAGGCTCACGACTTCGGTTGTGTGCCGATCTGAAGGGGTCCCAGGTTCTCCCCCCTACTGGGACCCCTTCGCTATGCTTGGGTTCGTGAATTTCTGGCCCTGGTCGAAACCCGAACCCAAACGAGCAGCGCCACGTACGATCTTCTCGGGGGAGCTGGGCTCGGGCGGGCTGCGATTCAATGGTCTCCAGGCGACGGACGCGTTACTGGAGCAGGTCGCGGGGCTGACCAACGCTCGGGTCTCTCGGCGTGACGCCTTGCGGGCAATGGCCGTGTTGCGGGCGCGAAACCTGATTTCAGGCGTCTGCGCCACGCTCCCGATCGAGCTGCGGGACAAGGACCGCAACCTCGATGAGCGCGACTGGCTCGGCTATCAACCTAACGACTTGATGCCGGATACGGTCACCTATGCCTACACCTACGAGGATCTGCTATTCGAGGCAACGTCGTACTGGCGGATCACGCGGTGGGGGAGTGACGGCTATCCCATCGAGGCAGAGCACCTGGATCACCGCTCGGTCTCGACATCGGCTACAGCCTCTCTGCCGTCACGGATGATCTCGGAGGATCTTCCGTTCGCTCCCAACGATCCGATCCATGTGGATGGTCACTACGCCGACCCCCGCGAAGTGATCCGGTTCGTCTCCCCCAACCCACCCTTGCTGGTGCATGCGGGCCGAGCGATCCGCACGATCCTCCTGCTCGACAAGATCAGCTCCGAGTACGCCAACAACCCTCTTCCCTTCGGGTATTTCAAAGATGCGGCGGACGAGCCGCCATTGGATGACGATGAAGTCAAAGAGATGCTCTCTAAATGGGAGCACGCACGGCGGGAGCGGATGTGGGGCTATGTTGAGAGCGGCCTGGAGCTGAACATGCTGGAGTGGCCTTCACCTCAGGCGCTCCAGCTCACCCAAGCCCGTAACCATGCTGTGTTGGAGATCGCACGAGCGACAGGATTGGAGCCTGAGAACCTGGCGACGGTTGTCGAGGGCACATCCAGGACATACCAAAACGCTGAGGATCAACGGCTGGGGTTGATCGACTTTACGTTGATGCCCTACCTTTCGGCCGTGCAGGATCGGCTCTCGATGCATGACATCGTGCCGCGTGGCCTGAAGGCTCGCTATGACATCAGCGCGTTTGCACGAGCCGATACTAAGACGAGGATGGAGACTCACAATCTGGGGATCAGCTCCGGTCTTAGGAAGGTGAACGAGGCGCGTCGCAAGGAGGGTGAACCCGACCTGACCGCTGAGGAGCTGGAGGAGATCAAGCAAAACAAGAAGCCGCCCGAGCCTAAGCCTGAGCCGGTGAACGCGGATGAACCGCCAGAACCCGCTAGCGTTCCTTCTAACGGCAATGGCCAAGCGGTCGGCAGAACCAGGAGCTGATATGTCGATGCATCCGGCATTCGAGGCCTTCGATGGCACAGAGGATGTGCTGGAGCTGACGCTCGATGACGAGACGATGTGGTCGTTCCGCGTGGACCGGGCGAGCCGACGCCTGGCGGGCAAGCTTCTCCCCTGGGGAGCAGTGGCGACCGATGCGAACGGTATGGGCAAGTGGCGGTTCGGCAAGGGGTCGCTGTCCTGGGGCAACAACGTCTCCCGCGTCAAGCTCCTACGGGATCACGATGTTGGGCAGCCGGTGGGTAAGGCTGTCGCACTGGAGGATCGCAGCGATGGTCTCTACGGGGTGTTCCAGGTGGCGCGGGGGGAGAAGGGCGACGAGGTCCTGAGCCTGGCAGAGGATGGCGTCCTGGACGGATTCTCGGTCGGGCCGCGGATCGAGCCCGATGGTTGGGAGGCCGACCCGAACGAGCGCGGGGTCCGGTTTGTAACCGCTGGCAAGCTCGTAGAGACGACAGTTACCGCTATCCCTGCTTACGACGATGCTAGAGTCCATCATGTCGCAGCTATGCTGCGCCTACCCTCGGATGATAAGGAAGGGTCGATGTCCACCGACAACAAGAACAAGTCCGGCGAAGGCGAGGGTCAGGGGAGCGGGACAACTGTTCTTGACGACCCCGATGCTGCGCTCGCCAAGTTCCAGGAGAGTCTCGATCAACGGTTCGACGCTATGGCCACCAAGATCGGTGAGATCCAGGAAACGCAGTCGGAATCAGTGACCAAGATCATCACCGATTCCTTTGAGGCTGCGTACGGTGCCATGGAGGGGCCGAACACCGGACATCGTGCACAGAATGCCGCGGCTCGGCTCAAGGTCACCAAGGAAGAGCCTGTCTATCGCTTCGACGGTGAGCAGCGTGGTCAGTCGATGGTGCGGGACTTCTGGCGGGCCAATACCGAGCGGGATCAGGATGCGGTCGAGCGGCTGCGCAAGTTCCAGGCCCAGCAACGGGATATGGTTGACCTGCTGGTCAAGACTCCTCCCAGCGTTCGGGCCGCCTTTGCAGGAGCGGCTACGACCAACGCTGACACCGATTCGGTGATCCCACCTGGTTACCGTCCCGATCTGTTCGTCAACGAGCTGATGCAGTCAAGGCCGATCGTGGCTCAGGCATCCCGCGGCACGATCACGGATGCGACTCCCTTTGTCGTTCCACGGTTCGTGTCGAGTACCGGCCTGACGGCCGACCACGTCGAGGGCACCAATCCTGGCAATGGGACCATCGTGATCGACTCGATCACGGTCTCCCCCGGCGCGGTGTCCGGCATGTTCGAGCTGACACGTGAGATCGTGGACGCGGCCAACCCTGCGATCGACGCGATCGCTCTGGCTGCGATGCGGGAGAGCTACAACCAGCAGACCGAAGTCAAGGCGTACGCCGCTCTCAACGGATCGGCGCTAGCTGGTAACACCGAGGTGTCCCCTGATCTGACCGCCGCGTCGGACGGTTCCGGAATCGGTCTCCTGCGCAGTTTGCTGGCCGACTACCCGTTCCATCGGTTCGCAGCGCCTACCGGCGCGGTGATGTCCCAAGGGATGACCCGGCATCTTGCTACTGCTGTCGATGGCGATAACCGCCCCCTCCTCCCAAGCGTCGGTGCCTCCAACGCTTCTGGCGTCGGTAACGCCGTGAATCAGGGTTGGTTCGTGGATGGACTTCCGTTCGTTCCCGCCTGGGCGATGACGGAAGCGCTCAGCGATGATGTGGCGATCATCACTAACCGCTCGGACTGGTGGGCGTGGGAATCACCACTCCTTACCTTCCGGTTCGAAGAGAAGCAGGGTCCGGCCAAAATCGAGCTGGCGTTGTTTGCCTACTTCGCCACTGCCGTGCTCCGGCCTGCTGGGTTCGCAGCTCTGCGGAGGCCTGCGGCCTGATGGCTGAGCAACAGCAGAAGCGTGGACCGGGCAGACCGCGAAAGTCCGAGCCCGTCATGCTTCAGAAGGAGCCCGAGGTGCAGACCAAGGCGGACGAGGTGTCCTCCGAGCCCGAGAAGGGCAAGGGGGACCCTCAGGCTCCGTTCTGCTCGGTGTGCGGAGCGCGCCATGAGGGCACGAAGCACAGGAGTTGAGCCTTGGCCATCGTGAATGGCTACGTGACGCTCCCCGAGCTGAAACGCTGGCTGCGCTTTGAGGAGCCAGAGGACGCTCAACCCGATGATGAGCTGTACGAGGCGACAGCCACGGCCGTGAGCCGGTACGTGGACAACTATTGCAATCGGCACTTCTACCAGATCACAGGGGAGCGGGATTTCTGCGCGTCGGATGCCCATACGATCGCCCTAGGTACCTTCAACGATCTCGTCAGCATCACCGAGCTGTCAACCGATGAGGACGGCGATGGGGTGTTCGCTGAGGTGTGGGACGCTGCCGACTACGAGACACGGCCGAAGAACACCCTTGGTCCCTACCGTTTCATCCGGGCCATAGGCCGGAGGTTCCCCCGCAATACCGTGGCCGGTGGGCGCCTGGAGCGCATCCGCGTCGAGGGGGTGTGGGGATGGCCCAATGTTCCTGACGCCGTTCACCAGGCGACGCTCATCCAGGCAGCCCGGGTGGCCAAGCGTAAGGAGGCTCCCGAGGGCATCCTTGGACTCAACCAGTTTGGCGTACTGCGCGTGAGCGGCAAGCCCGATCCTGACGTACGGGATCTGTTGGGGTCCTATCGCATCCGGGCGGTTGGATGACCACCAACCCCAAGGACGTCTACGCGGCCGTCAAGGATCGGCTGAAGCTGTTGGGGCTCAACTCCTACGATTACATCCCTGGAGCTGCTGAGTGGCCGGGCGCCTTCGTTTTGATGGGCGAGGTCGAGCATGAGGGCCTGGCGGACGACTGGGTTACGATCCGCTTTGAGATCCTTCTCATGGTCTCCGCGGCCATCGATGAGCACCAGCTCCAGCTCCTGGACTACCAAGCGTTTTCCGGGCCGAAGTCGATCAGCGAGGCGTTCCGTACCGAGCCGACGCTCGGGCTCGACGGGGCGAATGTCCGTATCGTCAGAAGCCGACCGCTAGGATACGAAGAACAAGCCGGATACCAGGGCTTCGGCTGCACCTTCGAGGCTGTGGCCCGTCTAGGTTAGGAGAGTCATGGCCAAGCAACTTCGCAACAAGGACAGTGGAGAGGTCTACGTGCTCCCCGAAACCAGGGATGCCCAGAAAGCTGGCGCGGTTATCGTGGCTGAATCTGGTGGGACCTGGGAGTGGGACAAGGCCCCCAAGGCGTCCAGCACAAGTACGGCTACCAAGCCGGGAGGTAAAGACTGATGGGCAAGTACCCCAACGATGGCCGTATCCGCGTCCAGTTCGTGCCGACCGTTGCGGATCTCACTGCACCCACCGTGACCGAGCTGGGGGGAGGCACTCACATCACCGGGTTTTTGTCTAAGGATGGGCTGACGACTCCTGCCGATCAGAACAACGTGGACGTTGCCACCCTGGCCGAGAACTTTAACGCTCAGGTGCCGGGTTCCTTCGGCGGGGCTGTCGAGATGACCGGGCTTCGTGACGATGACGCGGATACGCTCTGGGATCTCATCACCTACGACCTGCCGGGGTTCATCGCAGTGCGTCGTGGTCCGCCCACGGCTACAGCGCCAGCCGCGGCTCAGATCTGGGAGATCTATCCGATCCGGTTTCATGAGCCGGTGCCTGATCAGACGGGTGGCGATGAGGTTGCGCGGTTCACGATTTCAGCGCCGGTGACGGCAAAGCCCGAGTTGAAAGCTGAAGCAGTCGCACCCTGATGCGCCACCACAAAGAGGAGATGTACTAGATGCCCAACCGCGAGCAGAGACGTCACGGCACCGATCCCAAGCTCGAAAAGTGGATACACGTTGAGGATGCCCAAGGGAACCCTTACGACATCTACTTCAAGGACATCAGCGGTAAGGACGAATGGGACTTCGCCCAACAGCAGACAGGCGATTCAAAGGTCGGGCTGTGCGACATCTTCCTGGAAGGCAGGATGACGCTTATTGGCATCGCCGGGCTGATCTGGTGTGCCCGGCGTCGCTACGAAAAGAAGCTCACCATTCAGGACGTCCTACGATCCGTCAACATGGCCACGATCGAGACCATGGAGCTGCATGATCCCGAGGACGAGGATGAGGAAGAGGAACCCCAAGAGGCGATGTCGAATGGTTCCGAGGTCCCAAAAGCCTCGCAGAGTTCCGCCGTGAGGCAAGGCCCATCCTCCCCCGTCTCCGAGCCGTCTACAACGTCAGCGCCGTAGAGGCCTGGGCGATGCCCCAGGGAGAGCTGGAGGAGCACGTAGACCAGCTTCCTGAGATGATCGAGGTACTCTCTGGGGGCACCGTAAAATTGAGCACGACCGACGACGACGAGTAGGGCATTCCTCATGGCCAGACCGATGCTGTCAATCAAGTTTGACAACAAGGGCATCGGTCGTGAGTTGAGGCGTTCAGCAGTCAAGCTCACGACTGGGCATCAGGCGATAGTAAAGCAGACCGTGGCTAAAGTGGTGCCAGCAGCTCAGTCCAGGGCATCAGGCCTGGGAGGGGTTCATAAGCACGTAGCGGCCGGGATCACGACGGCCGGTAGTGATTCAATTCAGCTTGACGTAGCGCGTCATCCTGCCATCCTGGGGGCCGAGTTCGGTGGGCGCAATCGCCCGACGACCCAGCAGTTCCCGCCGCGCAAGAATGACGGCTACATGCTGTACCCGTCCGTCAAAGAGCAGGAGGGCGCGGTGGATCGTGCTACGGGCGCCCTGATTGAGAAGGCCGGGCCGTAGATGGCTACCCGCACCTGGACGCTGAAGCTCAAAGGCGACCATTCGGACGCCATCCGATCCGCGAACACGGTCGAGCGCAAGTTCAAGCGCATGGACATCGATAAGGGGTTCGGTGGCAAGTTGAACCGACTCAGCGGCCGGTTCAAGTCCTTCGGTACGCGGATGGCGGGGATCGGGCGGCGGATCGCCAAGGGCATGGCCGTCGTGGGGGTGGCGGCTATAGCCGGACTGGGGGTGGCGATTGCCACGACCTTGAAGGCCGGGCAGGATGGCATAAAGATCTCCCGCCAGACGGAGCAGGTCATCAAGACGATAGGCGCGTCGTCGTGGACCAGCGCGAAAGAGGTCGAAGCCTTCTCAGACGCTCTCGCCCGCGAGACGGGGGTCAGCGATGACGTGATCCAGAGTGGCGCTAACTTGTTGCTGACCTTCAAGGACATCCGTAACGAGGCAGGCAAGGGCAACGACGTTTTCGATCGGACGTTGACGGTCGCCAACGATATGTCGGTGGCTCTGGGTCAGGACATGAAGTCCTCTAGCATCCAGCTCGGTAAGGCGCTCAACGACCCGATCAAGGGCGTTACCGCTCTCCAGCGAGTAGGCGTCAGCTTCACGCAGGGTCAGAAGGATCAGATTGCCGCCATGGTCGAGAGCGGTGATCTGCTGGGGGCTCAGAAGAAGATCTTGGGCGAGGTCGAGGCGCAGTTCGGTGGGACCGCCAAGGCTGTGGCCACCCCCTGGGACCGTTTAAAGATCGTGCTGGAGCAAACTCAGGAAGTGATCGGTACGGCTCTGATCCCGGTCCTTGAAGGTGCGGCAAGCTTTCTGGCCGACAAGCTGCCGGGCGCGATCGAGAAGGTTAAGCAGATCTGGGGAGGGCTCATAGGGGCCTTTAAGGAAGGCGACGTAACCAGCAATGGCGCTGTTGGCATGGCCGAACGTCTCGGGGTGGCACTTCGCACCGCATGGCCACACATCAAGAACGCGGGCGAGGCGGTAGGTACCTTTGCCAAGCAAGTGGTCGGGTTCTTCAGGGAGAACCCCAAGGTTCTGTTGGCCGGGCTGGCTGCGGGGTTGGCTATTGCCGCGGTTGCCCTGACGGCGTTCGCTGTCTCGGCTCTCCTGGCGGCTCTCCCGGTCGTAGCGGTCGTGGGTGGCATCATGCTGCTGGCCGGAGCGGTCGTCTACGCCTATACGCGCTGGGATTGGTTCCGTGACGCCGTAGACGCTGTGGTCTCCTGGTTCACGCAGACCGCGCTACCTGCCATCCAGTCGTTCGCCGCTTTGGTAATGGAGAAGTTCTCCCAGATCGTTGCCTGGGTCAAGAAGATCTGGCCCCAGGTGCAGGAGGCGGTCGGCCACGTCATCGCTGTGATTCGCGGCATCATCGAGGTCTTTGTGTCTGTCGTTACAGCTCTGTGGGACCGCTTCGGGAGCGCGATCCTTACTCTCGTGCAGACGGCCTGGGACTCCCTCCGCGGCATTATCGAGGGCGCCATCAACATCATCCGCGGCATCATCCAGACCGTGCTGGCCCTGATAAACGGGGACTGGGGCAGGGCCTGGGAGGGTATGAAGTTGATTATCTCGGGTGTGTGGCAGAGCATCCAAGCCGTCATCAGCCTGGCTGTCGGTCTGATCCGTGCGGGGATCTCGGTTGCCTGGCAAGCGATCTTGGCCATAACCAGAGCGATCTGGAGTGTCTTCCTCGGCTTCCTCAGAGTGATCTGGAACGCCCTTGTCGCCTTCGTGATGATCCACGTGAACGTCATCAAGGCTGTGATCTCGGTTGCCTGGCAAGCGATCTTGGCCATAACCAGAGCGATCTGGAACGCCTTCCTCGGCTTCCTCAGAGTGATCTGGAACGCTCTTGTCGCCTTCGTAATGATTCAAGTCAACGCCATCAAGGCTGTGATCTCGCTGGTGTGGAACGGCATCAAGGACACGACTACGACGATCTGGAACGGGATCAAGTCTTTCGTCTCTGGCGTCTGGGACCGCATCAAGGAGATCATCGGAAACAAGGTCAGGGCTGCCCGCGACACGGTGCTGGACGTTATCCGCGGCCTGCGCGACAAGTGGAAATCGATCTGGGGTGGCATGAGAGATGCCCTGTCCAGGATCTGGAACGGCATCAAGGACAAAGTGAAGACTGGCGTAAACAAGGTAATCGGCGTCATCAACTGGTTTATCCGCCTGATCAACAAGATCCCCGGTGTCAACATCGATGAGATAAACAAGGTCGGTGATGGAGGGGGCAGCAATGCAGGGTCTGGCTTCCAGGGCTCGGCCTTGGCGCAGGGTGGCATGATCACCAACGGTCCTCAGTACCTCGTAGGTGAGGGTAACCCGGCTTACCCGGAGGCTGTCATAGCTACCGACCCTCGTTATCGACGCAGGAATCTCGCCCTGCTGGGATGGGCTGCAAACAAGCTAGGAGCTGATGGGGTGCCCGGCTACCAGCTCGGAGGCGTGGTCGATGCCGTCAAGGGCGGTGTCGGTAGGGTCGTTGGTGGTGTTGCAGGGGCGGCCGGTGCTGCGGCTGACTTCGCCAGGGACATCACGACTCGTGCTCTCGGTCCCGTTCGTGACGCCGCTAAGTCGATGGTGGGCAAGCTGCCGATCTTCCGATGGATGAAGGACGCGGGTAAGGGCATCGTGGACAAGATGTACAACTGGGCCCGCGGCAAGACGGATGAGCACGAATCCAAGCAGGTCATGTCCGGTGGTGGTCCCGGCAAGAATTCCGGGTACGCGGGTGGGGGTGTGGAGCGCTGGCGGGCGACGGCCCTGCGAGCCCTGGAGATGACCAACTCCCCCGCGTCCTGGATCGGCTCCCTGTTGCGACGCATGAACCAGGAGTCGGGCGGCAATCCCAACGTCATCAACAACTGGGACTCCAACGCCAAGCGTGGTGACCCCAGTGGCGGCTTGATGCAGAACATCAGGAGCGCCTATACGAGTCGTGTCGCCGGGTTCCCGTCGCTGTGGGGGACGAACTTCCTTCACCCATTGGGAAGTATCGTCGCCTCGATCGTTTACACGAAGCAGCGCTACGGCTCAGGGCCCGCGGGGTGGGACAAGGCGGGCGGCTACCGAGCCGGGCTCCGTCGAGTCCCTCGGGACAATTTCCCTGCCCGGCTGCACAGGGATGAAGCTGTGTTGAACGCTCGGGAGGCCAGGGTCTACCGCCGAGGGCACAGGGGCGACGACAAGGCCACCGTTCATATCGAGCACCTGAGTGTCCAGGCAACGACCCCTGCCGAGGGCAGGGCAGCGGGCAAGGCGTTTCTCGGGGTCCTGGAGGAGCGCAAGCTCCTTCACAAGGCGAGGACAGCCTAGATGCCTGACTACAACCCTGACTTTCCCGAGGTGCTCGGCAATCAGTGGCTGATGTCGCGTGGCCAGAATTCGCGGGTGTGGGCCGGAGCTCCGGCGCGAATGCAGCGCCTGGTGTCAACCACCGCGGAGACGATCACCGCGCTGAAGCTCTCTGCGAACGTGAACCCTCAGGCCCGGGCGAGCGTGCCAACGCTGATCGACGTGATCACCGAGGGCAACGAGACCACGGCCATACCCAAGCTGGCGCGCATGGCTCCCAACGCCGATGGGCCCAACGGGGGGTGGGCGAAGTTCACCGGGGCCACCACGAACCTTTGGCAAAACATCAATGCTGACGCCAGCAGGTGGCCCAGCACGGCGGCCGGGGACCTGTGGATTCGTACCATGACTCCGACCACCGAGTACCGCTGCTCGGTTGACGCCTCGTTGTTCCACACCGGGGGTGCCGCGGTGAATGGCCGGGTGTTCTGGGTCGCTGTGGAGGCCATCCTTGGGGCCAACACCGGGTTCCGCAAGATGTCGATAACGATGGACATCGGAGGGACCATCTATCATCCGGCCGGGGACGCCACGCGTAACGTGCATGGCTACGGCTCTATCCATGGGTTCTGGTGGGGCGAGATCAACCCGGCGACCCAGCGTCCCTGGACGCCAGCCGACATAGCGGACTTCAGGCCGGGGGGCACGTCTTTCATCCGCTTGCGCTCCGGTCTGGCTGCTACAACGGCGAATCACCCCCGCGCCTACGCGGTCGCCTTGAACGTCCAGTACCTGGAGACGGAAAACCGGGTAGCTGTGGGTGTGTGGCGCCGACCCGAGGACATCGGCAACCAGCGACTCATCACTGTGACGACCGACACCCTGCGCACCCTGCCCGCGGGCACGGCGGATTGGTCGAAACCCTCGGGAGTGAACCATCTCTACTACTGGCGCCAGACGGTGAGCCCGAGCGAGTACGGGCCGACCGTGGCCGATGATGTCCGTTGGAACGGGGCGTATCAGGATCTGGGGCCCGCGGGCGAGCCTCCAGGCACTGTTTTTCCCCTGCATCATCACGGCATCGGCGTCGCGCCCAGCGACGTTCCCGCGTCGTTTCTCGTCACCCATGATGCTTTCGGCCGCCCGTCGAAGCCATTCAGCGCGAACAGCCGAGCGGCTTACGGCCTGGCTCTGTTGCGTAGCGATGCGGCCGACAGTGTTGACAGTCAGCCCTACCGCCTCGACCTAGAAGACGTTGTGCCCTTCAGGTCGGGGACGGGCACGACCGGGCAACGATTCACTCCTGCGAGCTCGCAGAGCTACCTGGGGTTCCGCCTACCGGTCTTCCCCGCGTCGACCGGTCCGTCCACTTTGACCATCCGCATCCACCGTGTCTCGGACGGGGTCCAGGTGGGCGGGGAGTTCTCAATCACGCTGACGGAGGCTCGCAAGATCCCGAAAGGATCTGACGGACTCCGCTATCTGACGGGGTTCCTTTCCTCAGGGGCTGCACTCGTGGGAGGCACTCAGTACGAGGTCAGGCTTACGCATACAGGATCGTTCGACTGGTACGTGCTCGCTCCTGATGCCTCCCTGGCTCCTACGAGGTCGTTCGGTGGTACAACGGACGGAGCTGTGATTGCCGGTGCTCACGTGACAACGCGGGACATGAGCATCAACCTCATCCGCCAGCCCGACCCACCGACCAACCTTGTCGCAGCGATCGTTGATGTTCCGGTCACAACGTACGCCGTGGCCGAGGCGCCGACCGTGCAGCACGTCGGTGTGTCCTGGACTCTTCCGGCATCGGGCATGGGCGCCCTGTTCGCCCGTTACGAGCTGGAGCGACGGTTAGACGGTGGAGACTGGCATCGTCTCGCCAATCTCAATACCGCGGCGACGGCCAGTCTCCCCGATGATGACCATGAGGTGCCGCGGGACACCGAGGTTGAGTACCGGATTCGAGCGGTCGGTCGGGATGGGCGGATCAGCATATGGACGGAGTCGAACGCGGTCACGCCAGAGACCAACGGCTTGTTGGTCATCCTCACCAGTAACCACGATCCCTCGCTGGAGGTGGCCTACTTCTACGACACGGAATCCACCTACCCGATCCTGAGTGCCGAAGGCGACGAGACCCTGAGAATCCACGGCGCCGACCGGCAAGTGGTGTTCATGGAGTCCGAAGACCGCGGCATCGGCTGGCGTACAGAGATCACGATCAACCAGATCACCCTGACAGGCAAGGGTGGCCAGCACGTGCTTACGCCGTTGCTCAACCTGATCCGCTCTCTAGAGATCCCCTACGTCTGCCTGCTGGACAACCAGGGGACTCAGGTCCTAGGGCACCTGACGACTCCAGAAGTGCCTCAGAGCCAACCGGCGCACCGCTACAAGGCCGCTATAGAGGCCACTCCTACCCATGCCCTGCCTGTCCCGGTGGAAGTCCCGTAAACCTCGGGTGGTGGATGTGTTGCCGATGCCCCCGGAGAGGTCTAGTATGTTCACCATGACAATGCCATGCAGCAACGAAACACCCATCGAGGAGTATTTCGTATTCATCCACCGCGTGCTCGCCAACCTGGGCGAACGGGTGGGAGATGCCGACCCCGAGGCGCTCAGGGAGATGGTGACGTTCCGTCAGGAGCTGGAAACCCACATCGAGACGGCGATCCGCAAGCTCCGCAACAACGAGGATCTGCCCGCGACGTGGACCGATATTGGTGAGGCCATGGGCATCACTCGGGAGAACGCATGCCGTAAGTACGGTCACGTAGGTGGGGCTCGGCAGCCGGGCGGTCAACCTGGGAACTGGCGATGAGCCAGCGCGTCAACCCTGGTCCCTACATGGGGGCTTGTGCATGTGGATGGGGACAGCGTCCCGAAGATCTCGGGCTGAGTTGGGCTGAACATATTGTTGGTTTGTACGAGCGAGCGTTTGGTGAGTTATGACCTGGGCACCGACCACCGAGCAGATCCTGAACCTCGATGGCGTCAGGCGCCGTGCCGACAGGTTCCGCTTTGAACTGTGCGATCGTGAGCTACGACCGATCGGGGAGCTGCACCCCGAGCGAGACCAGTCAACGCCGTCGATATCCAACGATGTGGACTCCAGCAGCTCGCGCCAGTTGAGCGGGTTCAAACTCGCCCCCGATGAAGCGGCAGACGTGAACACCAAATCCGACCGGCTCCGCGTTTACATGGTGCTCCAGAACGAGGCGGAATTCCGGCTCGGTACGTTCCTATGGGCCGACCAGAATCGCCCTAGGCGCTCCTGGGGGGAGGAGCACCACTCGGAGCTGCTGGACTTCGGGTACATCCTCGATCAGCAATCGACCCGGGCGTTCGGATGGGGGCGGGGAGCGACCATCCTCCTGATCATGGTGTTCCTCTGCAACAGAGCTGGTTTTGAACATGCCCGGCTGGATCTACCGTTCGGTCCTGAGGCTTCCCGCGGACTGGCTGAGCCGTTGTCCTGGGAGCCGGGAGCGACCTGGATTCAGATGCTGACCGATCTTGGCGCCATTGTGGGGTTCGCTGACCCCTGGTTCGACCGTGACGGGTTGCTGCACTTCGACCAGGCGCCAGATCCTGAGGTGGTCCAGCCGACCATACCGGCGTACGAGGATGGCACCCGCGTTATAGCTGACTCGATCGTCCCTAGCGACGACTTCTTGCGGGCGCCGAACGACTTCGCCGTGTTCGACTCGGGCACTGGACGGCTGCGCAGCGGGCGCTATCAGATCCCCTCGTCAGCGCCGCATAGTTTCGCTGAGCGGGGGTTCCGCATCGGCCAGGTGGAGAACGTGCAGGGGCTCGCCAATCAGGCTCAGGCGACCAGAGGTGCTCGCAACCTGGCCCGCTCCGGTGATGCGTTTGAACACCTGGTGTTCTCTTCCACACTCGATCCCCGGCACGACACTCACGATGTGGTCGTGGCCTTCGGACAGCGGTGGCTGGAAACAGGCTGGTCGATGGAGCTGCGCAGCGGGGGACTTATGCAGCACACCATGAAACGGGTTACCTATGACGTCACCTGAGATCAATCTCGCCCAGCTCATCCGAGCGATATCAAAGATCACCGTGCATGAGGCTCTGGCCCAGCAGCGGACTCACAAGACGCTTTCAGGCACTGTCGAGCAACTGGATGAGGAGCTCGACGTTGCCTACATCCGCATGGACGATGAAGCCACTTCGGGTGATCCGGCCGAGTCATCCAACTTTGAGGCACCTGGCGTCATTCCTGCGACCCGACTGGGCGAGGCCTTCGATGACGAAACGGTACGTGTCACCTTCGACGGTTACGCCGGTGCATCGGCCACACGCACCAGTAGCGAGAACCGCATAGTCCTCCCCTTCGGGGCAGAG